TCATTTGTCAATAACCTATATGGGTTATCTATTTCCTCTTCAATCTCTATTCCCCCGTAATTAACAGTAGAATTAAGGCAGTGGCCGCAAAAATCAATAAAGTTACCATGTGCATCCTTTTTAGTTAGTTCAAAATCCTCTAGAATTCTATTACAAGCCTTACACCTCACAGGTTTTCCCTCCAGTTAGGGCCGTAGATTTCTAAGAAGTTTTCTTCAATCTCTTGAAAGCCCATTGTTTTTATTCTTTGTTTTACTTTCAACCGAAACATCTCCACCTCGTACTCCTCAATCATAGAGGTCATATAGAGAAACTCATCAATCTCCTCTGCAGTGAACATCTCTTGAGGATCTGGTGGTAACATCTGTTCAACCATAGTAATCATCCTTAAGTTTATTAATCACTGTGTCAATAACTATCTGTTCAGCCTTTTTCCACTCCTCTAAGTCATCAACCTCAGAGTCCTCGTATAGGCCTTCACCTTCCATGTAGTCCTGATAATCATCGTGCCAAACTTCCCAAGTTTCCTTAGTCATTAGTCGATCTCCTCATCTAAATTTTCATAACAATAAATACACATCCAGTCATCATAGGTTTCTATAAAGTATACTTCTTTTTCATTTCTAACGTGGTCGTTACATGAACAACATACAAAAACAGTAGACATATTTAGTCCTCCTTAGCACCAACAAACCTTTGAAGAGTACCATGAATCCTAATTTTTCTCAATGCGGATCTTTCGATACCCCTTACCTCTTCCCTTGTTAAACCTAGGACAGCTGCAATCTGGTCATAGGTCATGTGGTAATCACCGTATAAATGTCTTTTCTTTTTCATTAGTCTAGTACTCCAGCCATACGTGCAAACTCAATACGGTCATTAAAGTCCTCTAAGGCCATATCGTGTTCACTGTGAATAAGTAAATCATTACTTACATTGTTATCATTACGCCATACAAGGTAAGCGTTATTGATAGAGGAAAAACCACAGTAAACTATGGCTTTTCCGTCATTCATCGTACGTGAAGTGTAGTAGTCAACAATGGATTCCATTAGTAGTCCTCATCACCAAAATTTTCATTTAAGGTATTGTAGATACCCTCTGCGTAGTCATTAGAAGAATAATCACTGATAACTACCATAGGATCATAATCGGACCCGTTGTTATATATCAATAAAAACCAAGCTAATTGACTATTGTTTGAATCCTTTATAAAAAATTCATCATCGTCACCTAGGGCCATGTTACTTAGGATTTCTTGAGGATCTCTAGAGTTTTGCACTTCGTATTCGTACTCACTAGTAATAGCGACACTGACAGAATTGCCAGTGTCTGCCAGTGCAAGGTTAACCAATGCTTGTAACACTGGCCGTTCGTTTATAGGTGCGCCCTGTGGTTCGTTATTCATTGGACCAATTCCTCTATTCGTGATTGTGGTACTACCTCAGTGTCTACGGCGTTGTTTGCTCTTAACCACTGATTAACATGCTTAGTGGTGGTAATTGAGTATTTTTGCTTAGTACGCAAGAAACGACCATTGGGCAATTTAGCGGCCACGGGTGTTTTATAACTAAACAGAATGTCCATAGGACCGTTAGACAGGTCAAAGGTGACTTGTGTTTTGTTGCTACCGATTGGTGTTAGTTTCATTTTCTTTTTCCTCTCTTAATGTTCATTTTTTACCCTTCAATTGATACAGCAGAGGCCCCAGTATTACCTAGGGCCTCCCCTTTATCAACTGTGGGTATAGCCATCGGGTTCAATAGCTAAATAGATGTCACACCATTTAACGACTATTGCCGGATCTAGGAACATAGGCATAGCGCCTCGCCTAAACTGCAAGTAGGTCATCCCTTGGTTGCTTTGTTTCCACTTGCGTAATAAAGCCACCTGTTGATTTTTGGTAATCTTAGTCGCTGTTTCTCTCATTAGTAAAAATCCTCATCCTGTAAATCCCAGTAATCCCTATTATTTCTAAGCGATTGGAAATAGGCCTTATCCTGCAGTAATTCAACCCACAAATAACGGGCCTCAGGGAATTGCTCCCTTAGTTCCTGCAGTTCGTCCTGTGCATCATCGGCATTAAACCACGTACGCTTAGAGGGCCTAAATTCAGATCCGCATTCGTCCGTACCCATAACAATATAAGACATTAGTAATTTCTCCCCCATTCCTCGTGAATAACGAAATCATCATTGTCATCACCTGAATACTTAGGCATGACGTTTACAAACTGCAGGAATGAACACCCACAGCAATCGTGAGAACACCCACAGCGAAAATAATAATGATCTCTCGCCCATTCCTTAATCCACTGTCTAATTTCCTTAAGGGGCGCACTGGCCCCGTAGAGTTCATAGTAAAAGCCAAATGACGCCATATCGTCTTCGTAGTCAGCCCGTGAAACGACACGGCACCCGAATTCGGATGCCAGTTCGTTAGATAGTTTGGATTCGCGCATTAGTCCTCCGAAAGGCCCCTAAGGGCCTCAGTCACTGTCGATAGGTTAAATTCACCACCATCCGGCGTGGTCTTTCCGTCCAGCTGGTAGAACCACATTAATGCACCAGCGGCCTCTCTTAAGTTCGGGTGATTCTTGATCGCCTCCATGCACTGTTTGTATAGCCTCTCATCATTAGACAGCCACAGGGATACGTTCCAGTGATCCCATGACTGGTGGCCGTTGTAACCCTCAGTTTTGATTTTGATTGTCTGTCCCATTGTTAAAACCTCGCAGTCAGTGGCATGTCAGTGTCCCAGAACACTAGGCGACTACCCTTAGCAAAAACCTGCTTATTGATATCGTCCCAGCTATCTAGGTCGTAGGTACGATAGGCCCTGTCATAGGGCCCTCGTAAATAAGTAGTGCTGGTGGGTTTACCACTCCGCACTAGGTGAACAGTGGCCCCGAAGGGCACCTCTCGGACTGTCGTTAGCTTAAGCATTGTTCACCCCCATTCCCGCATTGCGCGGTCCGTGTGGTCTGACATTGCAGTTCCGTAGGCCATGTCATAGTGACCATGGTGTAGCCCATCGTTGCACCCTGCGTAATAGTGGGTCGAGTAGGCCCGTTCCTCAGGCCTATGCAGTCGCTTAAGTGTGATGATTGCCGCGTCACGGGTCGCTGAGATGTCAGCCCGAATAATCTCGCACTCAAAGGGAAAGGCCTCAGCCCTTCGTTCGATTCGTTCCATTAGTCGTAATGTGTTCATGCCTACGCCTCCCTTGCTTTTAATACGTCGTCAACTGCTACCCACAGTTTCGAATACTCTAAACATCCCTCAGCGTCGCCGCGTCGGTCCATCGTGTCCGCCATCTGTTGGCCCATGTAAAACAAATGGGACAGCTGGTCGTCTGTCATGGCGTCTATGTTAAAAAGTTCTGCTAATTTCATTTCGTTCTATCCTTATTCCAAAATGTTATATAGTGGCCGCCAGTGGCGACACCCCTTAAATACTAAATATTGGTGCTGTGGTCAAGTGGTTCCAAATGGTCCTAAGTTGTCTCCTGTGGCTACTACATAGGCCTACACATTTCAACCCCTAAAACTTAAAAACTCGAATAAAGTTTCCCCAATGGTTTTACATGGGTCAGCATTAGTGGCCCTTAGGCGGCGATTCTGGAGCTTCTAGGGCCATGTGGATAACTTCGGCATTACGTTAGTGTTCACTGACAAAGTTATCCCCATCCAGGATCGCTAGTTATCCACAAGTTATCCCCACCTGTGGGCATCCTGTGTGCAACCTGTGGATAACTTGAGTTCAGCAGCTGAGATCTTATCCACAGGATACCCACAGGATATCCCCAACCTGTGGAAAACCTGTGGATAACTTGGGCCGGGGGAGGGGCCAGGGATGTCAGGACTATAGCTGTAGCCACCTAAGCACAAAATAGGGCAAAATTAGAATAATTAAGTATAATTAATAGTTATATAACCTTATGATTACACTACTAAAAGTACTATTGTTGTATTTATAGTTAAAATAGCTTGACTTTTGTGTAAACTTATGTTATACTATTGTTGTATTTAGGGACAATTTATGTTATGACCGACGTTGTTAAAAAAAGAGGTCGTGGCAGACCCCGGAAGTCAGAAGTAGCCGCTGTAAAGCCCGGAAACAAGGGTGTAGTAGGCCGACCCAAGGGTGACGCAGCGATAATCAATGAATACAAGGCACGTATGTTGGCTTCTCCGAAGTCACGTAAGGTACTAGAGACTATTTTTGATGCTGCTTTAGACGATGACCATAAGAACCAAGCTGCTGCTTGGAAACTTGTGATGGACCGTATATTACCTGTAGGTGCTTTTGAAAAAGAAGTAGTAAAAGACGGTGGTAGAAACGCTATACAAATTAATATTAGTGGTGTAGGTACTGCTGAAGTGTCAACACCTAATATAATTGAAGGGGAAATAGTAGAAGATGACTCTTAAGCATTTCACCAGAGAAGAATTCGATTGTCAGGAAACAGGCACCAACAACATGGAACAGGAGTTCCTAGAGAAGTTAGACGAGTTAAGGGCATACTGTGGATTTCCTTTCGTCATTACTAGTGGATACAGACACCCGACACTGCATTCAATAGAGCGACAGAAAGAGGTTCCCGGAACACATGCCCAAGGGATCGCAGCTGACATAAAAATAATAAATGCTGCGGATCGCCTTAAGTTTGTCAACCTTGCTCTTAAACTAGGGTTTACTGGTGTGGGTGTTGCTTCTGACTTTGTCCATGTTGACACCCGTGGTACTACTCCTGTTATGTGGGTTTATTAATATGAAGTTTTCACACGGTGACGCACTAACAGCAGGTTCTGCTAATCATATCTTAGCGGTTCCTTCTGGGTATGACGCTATTATAACCTACTTGTTTATATCTAACACAGGCTCTAACAAAAGCATTAGTGCTAAGTGGGTTCACGGCGGTGTTGATATAGATTTTATAGCAGGTAAAAACGTAAGCGCCGACGAGTTTCTAGAGTTTGGTGGTCAGCACGGTGAATTCTTGGTAGCAAAAGAAGGGGACACCATTACACTTACGCCAGAAGCAGGGTCTACGTTTGTCAGTATCATTTCGTTTGATTTAATACCTGCAACACCAAGGTTAAACTTTTGACAGACCTTAATATAGAACTACTGCCTTGGCAGCAAGACGTGTGGGCAGACGAAACCAGATTTAAAATAGTAGCAGCAGGACGACGTACTGGTAAGTCCAGACTAGCTGCGTGGATGTTAATTGTTAACGCACTACAGGCAGACAAGGGTCATGTATTTTACGTCGCACCTACTCAGGGACAAGCCAGAGACATCATGTGGCAAACCCTTTTGGAACTGGGGAATCCTGTTATTAGTGGTAGCCATATTAATAATCTGCAAATCAAGCTGGTCAACGGAGCAACCATCAGTCTTAAGGGTGCTGACAGACCAGAGACAATGCGTGGGGTGTCGCTAAAGTTCCTAGTGCTGGACGAGTACGCAGACATGAAACCTGACGTATTTGAACAGATCCTAAGACCTGCTTTGGCTGACCAAAAGGGCTGTGCAATGTTCATTGGGACACCAATGGGTCGCAACCACTTTTATGACTTGTACAAATATGCGGAGATAGACGATGATCCGACTTACAAAGCATGGCACTTTACGTCATACGATAACCCTATTCTTGATCCAGACGAAATCGACATTGCTAAAAAGTCTATGTCGTCTTATGCGTTTCGTCAGGAATTTATGGCGTCGTTTGAAGCCCGTGGTTCGGAGATGTTTAAAGAAGACTGGGTCAGTTTTGGAGAGGAGCCAGAAGAAGGTGACTACTACATTGCAATCGACTTGGCTGGTTTTGAGGAAGTAGGTAAGAAACGTACAAAGAACACCAAGCTTGACGAGACTGCTATATCTGTAGTTAAAGTAGGAGACAACGGGGATTGGTTCATAGAGAACATTATATATGGACGGTGGACATTAGATGAAACGGCAGCAAAGATTTTCCAAGCTGTGCGTGATTACCGCCCTCTTTCTGTTGGCATCGAAAGGGGAATTGCAAAACAGGCAGTTATGTCACCCCTTATGGACTTACAAAAGAAGTACGCACAGTTTTTTAGAGTTGAAGAGTTAACACACGGCAATAAAAAGAAAACAGACAGAGTAATGTGGGCGTTACAAGGCAGGTTTGAAAACAACACCATTACCTTAAACAAAGGCGAATGGAACAGTAGATTTCTTGACCAACTGTTTCAGTTCCCTGATCCACTGACGCATGACGATTTAGTTGACTCTCTTGCGTACATAGATCAATTAGCTAATGTTCCTTACGGTATAGGGGACATAGAGTTCGACGAACCTGAAATTTTAGATATTGTAGCAGGATACT